CATTCACAGAAAGACCTTTTAAAGTGCCTAGCGTTTGATTTAAAGCTGTTCGGTATGTGTTATGTTAATACGATATGGAACAAGCCTAGAACTAAGATAGTAGAGATGTATCACATCCCTGCTCAATATATAAGAAGTGGAAAAGCTGATGGTTATGGTAATGTAAATGAGTATTACTATTCAGCAGATTGGACAAATACTAGAAAGCACAAGCCAAGAACATACAAAGCGTTTGATGAAAAGGACAGGACAAGTGCTAGTCAAGTATTATGTATCAAAGATTATTCTCCAGGAAGCCATTATTATTCACTACCTGACTATCAAGGCTCTACTTCTTATATTCAATTAGATATGGAGATTGCTCAATTTCATTTATCTAATATAAAATCAGGTATGTTTCCTAGTATGGCAGTAAACTTTGCGAATGGTGTGCCTACAAGAGAGGAGAGAAAGACTATAGAAAGACAAATAAACTCTAAATTTGGTGGTAGTGGTAACGCAGGAAAGATTCTAATAACTTTCAATGATGGAAAAGACACAGCTCCTGAGATAATTCCTATAAATGCTAATGACAATGCAGACAGTTATCAGTTTCTATCTACAGAAACTACTAAAAAAATACTAACAGGAAATAGAATTACTAGCCCCTTGCTCTTTGGCGTTAAAACTGAGGGGGGTGGATTCGGTAATAACGCTGATGAACTTAGAGATTCTTATTCTTTATTTAATAATACAGTAGTTAAACCTTTTCAGAACACGCTTTTAGATGGTTTACAGCCTTTATTTTCTATTAATGACATAAACCTTGACTTGTACTTTGTATCGCTTAAACCTGCTGATTTTATAGACATACAAAATGTAGCTAAAGTTAGTGAAGATGAACAAGAGAAAGAGGGAATTACAAGGGATGGAGAAGTGCCTGTAGAAGAAGTGGAAGAAATTAAAGAAACTCCTGAAGATTCTACAGAAGAAGTAAAAGATGAAGTTATGGATGAGCCATTAGAAAAAGAAGCATCCTATAATGGAGCTCAAATTAGTAGTGCAATAGATATTATAGCAAAAGTACAAGAAGGTATTTTGACAAAAGAACAGGCTACTGTGTTCTTAATACAATTCCTACAATTACCTCCTGCTGTTGCTAAAGGATTCTTTACTGAAGGGGAGAGTGCTGTAGAAAAACTAACAGAATCTATAAATTTAAAAAAAAAGAAAGATAATATAGACTTATCTGATGAAGATTTTGATGGCATATTAGAAAATCTAAATGGAGAACAAATAAATGAGGATGAATGGGAAGTTGTAGATGAAAGAGATCAAGGAAGTGATGAGGGTTATGAAGAATGGGCAGATAGGTTTATACAAAAGAGAGAAGATTTTGCTGATTATGTAGATAGTAAACCAAGTGGTTTTAGTTATTTAGATAAATCTTATTACAAGATTAGGTTTAAATATATTAAAAAAAGCAACAGGTCAACTAAAACAAATGAGTCTAGAACATTTTGTAAGAAGATGATGAGTAGAACTTATGATGGTAAAGTATATAGAATAGAAGATATAGATAAGGCTAGTAGAGAGGGTGTTAATAGACAATTAGGTCATAAGCGTAGGGCGTATGATTTATTCAAATTCAAAGGAGGAGTCTATTGTTTACACGCTTGGGCAGAAGTTTTGTATAGATTAAAGAAAGGAACGAAAATTAAGGATGGAGAGATGCCTAAAAATATAGATGACTATAAAAAAACAAGTACCATCCCTGAGTCTTATAAACCAAAGCCAAGAGGCTATGAAGATTCTAAACAAGCAGCAAGACCTAGTAATAATTGGTGGAAATATCCAGGAACTAAATAAATAAAAATTATGGCAATAGAATATACATTTACAAGTGCAACAGGTATCACATCAAGTAGTGCCTATCATAAAATTTACAAAATAGTTTATAATAATAAGAAATCTACAGCTACAGCCACAGCAGAGGTGTTTCACGATGCAACAGCTAGGAATAGTAATAAAGTACCTATTGATGTAATAGAGTTTGACTTTACAATGGCAGTAGGAGATACAGATAAAAATCCTGTTAAACAAGCATATATTGCTATGAAAACAAAGACATCTGTAAAGAGTAATATGGGAGGATCAATAAATATAGATTACACAAATAAAGGCGTAAAAGATATATAAATTATGGCAATACAACACACACTTTTCATAAGTACAGACAGACTAAAAAAAGATTCAGCTCTTGGTGGAAGCGTAGATGACAATTTATTACTTCCTTATATACTAATGGCTCAAGATAGGTACATATTACCTGTACTTGGTACTGATTTAAATGATAAATTAATATCAGACATTCAAGGTAGTAGTTTAGCAGGGGCATATCTAACACTTTTACAAACATACATACAACCTGCTCTAGTTCAGTTTGCTTTTGCTACTGTATTACCATTTCTTAGGCTTAGAATGGTTAACAATTCTATAGTAACTATGTCTAGTGAGCAAGGCTCTAGCGTTTCTCATTCCGATTTAAAACCTTTAATTAATGCGAGTATAGACCAAGCTGAATTTTACAGAGAACGCTTGATAGACTACATAAGAAACAATACGAGTAGCTTTCCTGAGTATCAATCAAACACAGGGGCAGACCTTAATCCTACTTCTCAAAACTATTACGCAGGTTTAAATTTAGATGTAGCTCCAATGAGTAACAAAACAAAGTCCTTTTTACAAGGAGCAGATATAACAATATGTTGTTAAGATATGCAAACAAAACAAAAGGAAAAACAAAGGAAAAATAACGAACAAAAATTAAAAAAATATTTAGATAGTTATGGCAAATCAAAGACTGACAGACAAAACAGCTCTCGGACAACATCTCGCAGCAGATGATAAATTAATGCTCGTAGATACCTCAGATACTACAGGTAGTGCTGATGGTACAAGTAAATCTGTTGAAAATAAATATATAATACAAACTGATAAGGTAGAAATTTCAAATGCTGAATATTTAGCTTTAGATACAGCAGAAAAAATTTTAGTTGCTGCCCCAGGAAGTGGTTATGTAATTATACCTATACAAGTATATTTACAATATACTGAGGGTGGTACTAAAAATAGTGTTATGACAAATTTACATATAGGCTTTAAAGGAATTAGCACATCTTATTACTGGGATTTTTTTAAAGGATGGACTACAGCTATGGCAGGAGCTTACCCAGTATCTTGGTTTTTTAATGGAGCATCACAATCCCAGTTAAGTAGTTTAAATACCACCGTTGATAATCAAACTTTTATAATGTGGTTAGGAGCAGCTCCTACAGGAACTGCTACAGGAACAATTACAGCTTATGTAACCTATCAAATAATTAAGGTATAATGAAGATAAACCATACACATTTATATTTTTTATTAATAGTCTTTGTATTAGGACTAGGAACTTGTAAGGCTCAATTCTTTAAATACGCTACTATATATTCTTCAGGTAGTATTAATACAAGTATGGTAGAGGATCAAGACTATATAGCAATAAATAAAGGTTATGAAGAAACAACTCAAATCAATCCTTATGATTACAACTTTACAATCGGTATTAGAAAAATTGCACGTTTCAATTATGAACAAAAGCTTACAACGTGGTATTATGGTAATGAAAAAAGTGTTGCTGACAATACTACCATTGGTAATAATAATGGTTGGGAGTATTTGTTTAATTATTCTTTTATCCGTAATCGTAGTGAAGTATATACTAATAGAGATTTTTGGATTAGGTACTTAGGAAATAGCTATGTCACTAAAATACAAGCTAAGAATGATGAAAGAAGAAACTTAGAATACATATCTTTTGATACAAGGTTTAGAATTAATAAAGGAGCTTTTGATTTCACTATTGGAGCAGTTGGAAGAAATCATCCTGTTTATGGAATAACTCCTATTGAGGATTTTTGGGTAAGTGGAGAGAGTTCATTCCAAGAATTAGCAGAAGATTTTGGTTATTCAACTCAATTTGTTCAGGGTGGATGGCATTGGTTTAATGATGGAGAATTAATAGCCACTTCAAATGATGAGTTTTTTAAGCATTATTTTGGCTCGGCTATAGCTCAGTATAACCAAGACCAATTAAACGCATTAGGAAGCGTTACAGAGCTTTCTGTGGTTATCGGTACAGCTTACTATTACTATAGCGACAAGTATTGGATTCACGGATGGCTAAATGTAATGCCTTTTCACTATGGATTAGATGATTATTCTTACAACTATGAGGGAGTTCCTACGGATGTTGATTTTGGACTAGTTGCAGGATGGAGAATTACAAAGAATTTAGGTGTATTTGTGGAGGGTACTTACTTAGAGTATTGGGAAAAGCCTATACAGGAGTTCAAATTTGGGTTTAATTATTTAATATTTTAGTATGAGAAAATTATTTTTGTTATTTGTATTAATATTTAGTTATGGATTTAGTCAGACAAATTGTGAATTATGTGTTGAGCAAGGAGGCTTCTATTGTGGAGATGATGAGAGTAATTGGACTCAGTATAGTCCACTTGGTTGTGTACCTAATGGCTTTAATGATCTCTTATATCTTAATGATGGTTGGTTAGATTGTGTGGATGGAAGTGATGAGGATGGAGCTGTGCCTACAACTTTAGAAGATTGTAATGCTTATGGTGAGCCTTGCGATACTGTCTATGTAGAAGTACCAATTATTGATACTCTTTATGTTACTGAATATATTGATTGTGTATCAGGCTTACCTTGTGGAAATACAGCTATTTTAGAGCTACTGCAAAAAACGAAAAATGAAAATAAAATATATAATCTAAAAGGACAGGAGATATACAGGAGAGAAAATGTATATATAGAAAATGGGAAAATTAACTTTAAAATAAAATAGAAATGAAAGAATTAATCTTAAAATTTATTAAATCAAGAAAGTTTTGGTACGGATTTGTAACTGTTATACTGATATTATTCTCAGATAGCTTTGGAATAAGTGCTACTAAAATGAATACTTTAGTAATAGTTACTGTAGCCTTAATAATTGGTCAGGGAATAGCTGACAAGAACTGTAAAAAATGTTAAACTATGGCAACAGAGGTATCTGAAAATAGCAAATTTACCCTAAGCCTTAAAAGTATAGGTATACTTTTAACAATAGTTGCAAGTTTTATAGGTATGTATTATTCATTAAGTATGGAAATTCAACAAGCTAAAGAACTACCTAAAGTAGAAATACCTGATCCTGAAATAACAAGACAGGAATTAGATTTAAAATTAGAGCTTATTAGTACAACTGTAATGAGTAATGCAGAGAAGTTAGGAAAAATAGAAACGCAGGTAGAAAAAATAGAGGAGAGGGTTTACGAGCTAAAATGAAATACCTTTTTTAT